TTGCGAGAGATCCGCGCGGATTATGGCGAGAAAAACAAAGAAGGCCGGAGATAATCACATCTTCGCCTATTATCAAAAACTTAAAGATGGATCCGTCACGGCTGGGCGCTTCGTCCTCCTGATCTATGACTATCTGGTCAAAGGTCTCGAGGAAAAGCGCTTTTTCTTCGACCAGAAGAAGGCGAACGACGCAATCACCTGGATAGAATCGCACTGCTTCCACACGGAGGGGCCGCTCGCTCCGGGCCCGCTGCTCCTCGAGCTTTGGGAGAAGGCACTTGTCTCGGCGATCTTCGGGATCGTCGACAAGAACGGGCTCCGGCAGTTCCGGGAGATTCTGCTCGTGGTCGCAAGGAAGAACGGCAAGAGCATCCTCGCCGCCGCGATCGCCGCGTATGAGTGGCGCGTAGATGGCGGATACGGCTCGAGGGTCTTCTGCCTCGCTCCGAAACTGGAGCAGGCGGACATTATCTACAATAGCATCTGGCACATGACCGAGCTCGATCCGGAGTACATCGAACTCAAGGAGATGCTCGACGAGCGTGACGAACATAATAAACGGATACATGACGCGTCAATGCTTCCGAGGCACAGACAGAGCGACCTCGCAATCCCTGGCACGAACAGCACGACGAAGAAGATCGCGTTCAGCTCGAAGAAGTCAGACGGCTTCAACCCGTCGCTGACAATCTGCGACGAGATCGCAAGCTGGTCGGGAGATCAGGGGCTCAAGCAGTACGAAGTCATGAAGTCGGCAATGGGCGCACGCCCGGAGGGGCTGATGCTCAGCTGCACGACGTCCGGCTACGTCAATGACTCGATCTATGACGAGCTGATGAAGCGGTCGACACGCTTCCTCCTGGGCGAATCGAAGGAGACGCGGCTGCTCCCGGTCATCTACATGATCGACGAGGTCGAGAAGTGGAACGACATCAACGAGCTGCGGAAGAGCAACCCGAACCTCGGGATCTCGGTGAGCGTTGACTTCATGCTCGAAGAGATCGCGATCGCAGAGGGATCGCTCAGCAAGAAGGCCGAGTTCCTAACAAAGTATTGCAACATAAAACAGAACAGCTCGCTCGCGTGGCTGGCAGCGGAAGACATAGAGAAGGCCTGCGGGGATCCGATCCATCCGGAGGACTTCGCTCACTCGTATTGTGTCGCAGGCATCGACCTGTCGCAGACGACTGACCTCACTTGTGCGCTGGTCGTGATCGAGAAGGACGGCGAGCTCTACGTGATCGCGACGTTCTTCATGCCGGCGGAAAAGGTCGACGAGCTGACGGCGCGGGACGGGCTTCCGTACAACGTCTATGTGCAGCGGGGACTGCTTCAGCTCAGCGGCGACAACTTCGTCGACTATCATGACTGCTATAACTGGCTGACGGGGCTGATCGAGCAGTACGAGATCCTGCCGCTCATGACAGGATACGATAGATACAGCGCCCAGTATCTCATCCAGGACATGAACTCCTACGGCTTCCGGACGGATGACGTTTACCAGGGCGAGAACCTTTACCCGGTCATTCGGGAGACAGAGGGACTAATAAAAGACAAAAAGGTGCACATCGGAGACAACGACCTCCTGAAGGTGCACCTTTTAAATTCCGCCATCAAGATGTCGACGGAGCGCGGACGCGGGAAGCTCGTGAAGCTCTCGCCGACGGATCACGTCGACGGCACGGCGGCGCTGCTTGACGCGATGTGTGTCCGGCAGAAGTGGTACTCAGAGATCGGCGAACAGCTGAAGAATGAGGTTTAACAGATGGGACTTTTTGATTTTATCTTCGGGCGACGTCCGAAGCCGGTCGGAGACTACAAGGGCAAATTTAAGCTCCTCGACGGCTACACGCCGCACTTCACCAAATACGGCACGAGCCTCTACGAGTCGGAGCTGATCCGCGCAGCGATCAACGCCAGGGCAACGCACATCTCGAAGCTCGCGGTCGAGATCCAGGGCACGGCGCGGCCTGCGCTCCAGAACAAGCTGAAGCACGGCCCGAACCAGTTCCAGACATGGGGGCAGTTTTTATATCGGCTCAGCACGATCCTCGACATGCACAACACGGCGTTTATCGTGCCGGTATATGACGAGTACGGCGAGCCGTCCGGGATCTTCACGCCGCTGCCGGATCAAGTCGAGATCGTACAGTACGGATCGACGCCGTACCTCAGATATAAATTCTACTGGGGCGACATCGCGGCGGTCGAGCTTGCGTACTGCGGGATCATGACGAAGTTCCAGTACAAGAACGACTTCTTCGGCGAGACGAATCACGCGCTGCTTCCGACGATGGACCTGATCCACATTCAGAACCAGGGCATCGAGGAAGGCGTCAAGAGCGCGGCGTCCTATCGCTTCATGGCGAAGGTCGGGAACTTTTCGAAGGTCGAAGACCTGAAGAAGGAGCGGCAGCGGTTCACAGAGGAAAACTTCTCCAAGGATGCAGGTGCCGGCGGGATGCTGCTCTTCCCCAACACCTACAACGACATCAAGCAGATCGACGTCAAGCCGTGGGTGATCGACGCGGATCAGATGAACGTGATCCGCTCGAACGTCTTCGAGTACTTCGGCGTCAATGAGGACGTCCTTCAGAATAAGACCTACGGCGACGCATGGGCGGCGTTCTACGAGGGCGCGATCGAGCCGTTCGCGATCCAGTTCTCGGATGTCATGACGAAGATGCTCTTCACGCTGCGGGAACAGTCGAGCGGGAACCGTGTCATGGCGACGGCGAACCGGCTCCAGTACATGAGCAACAGCGACAAGCTCGCGGTGAGCGCCCAGCTGCTCGATCGCGGGATCATGTCGATCAATGACGTCCGGGAGATCTGGAACCTTCCGCCCGTGGATGGCGGCGACGTCAGAATCATCCGTGGCGAGTACTACAGCACTGACGAGAAGATAGAGGAGGATCCCAGTGATGAAACAGGATCGTGAATATCGGAGCATGGAGCTCCGGATCAAAGAGAGAGAGGAAGGCGCGGAAGAGTCCTACATCGTAGATGGCTACGCTTCCACGTTCGAGCCGTATGTGCTCTTCAGCCAGGACGGCATCGACTACAGCGAGAAGATCGAGCCGACGGCGTTCGACGAGGCTGACCTCTCGGATGTTGTCTTCCGTATCGACCACGAGGGCCGCGTATACGCACGAACGTCAGCGGGGACGCTTGAGGTGTGGACGGACGAACACGGCCTCGCAAACAGAACAGACCTTGGTCGCACGGCAGCGGCTCGGGAGATCTTTGCCGACATCGAAGCCGGCAATTATCCCAAGATGTCGTTTGCCTTTGTAGTCGCCGAAGGCGGTGACGAATACGACAAGAAAACCCACACCCGGACTATCAAGCGGATCGCGAAGGTGTTTGACGTCTCGCCTGTCAGCTTTCCGGCGAATCCGGGGACGGAGCTCTCGGTTTCAACCCGTGACTACTTCAACGGAGTGATTGAAGCAGAACGAGCGGAGCGACTCGCAGCGGAAGAAAGAGAGAGACGCATCAAGAAAATTCGGATTCTTACGGAGGTTTCGAAATGAACTTCAAGGAAATGAGCATCGAAGACCTCGAGACGAGGAAGTCCGCGATCGCGTCGGAGATCGAGACCGACGGCGCTGACCTTGACGCTCTCGAGGAAGAGGTCCGCGGCATCAACGCGGAGCTCGAAGCACGGAAGGCCGAAGAGGCCAAGAAGGCAGAGATCCGGAGCGCAGTCGCTGCCGGACAGGGAACTGTTGTAAAAGAGTTCAAAATTGAGGAAAAGAGAATGAATATCACCGAAATCAGAAACAGCGAAGAATACATCAACGCGTTCGCGAACTATGCAAAGACCGGCGACGCCACCGAGTGCCGCGCCCTTCTTTCCGACAATTCGGATAACGGCGTTGTGCCTGTTCCGACCTTCGTCGCTGACATGGTCGCGGAGCGCGTCAAAGAGAGCAAGATCCTCTCCCGCGTCCGCCGCATGAACGCACCCGGCAACGTAAAAGTCGGTTTCGAGATCAGCGCACCGGCGGCTGCGTACCACAGCGAAGGCGGCGGCGAGCAGGCCGAAGAAGCTCTTGTTCTCGGCACCGTCGAGCTCATACCCATCACCCTGAAGAAGTGGGTCGGCATCTCCGACGAAGCGCTCGACAGCATGAGCGGTCGCCAGTATCTCGAGTATCTCTATAATGAGATCACCAGAGGCATCATTAAGGCGAGGGAACGGGTAGTAGTAATGTCGATAGACGGGGCGAGCACTGAGAACCCGGCTGAAACGAAGGCGCCGCGCGTCAAACAGCTGTTTGATGACGAAGAACAGCACACCCCGACGATTACGGACTTCGTAGAAGCTCGCGCCCTTCTGTCGGCCGCAGCTGAGGATCTTGTTATCATTATTTCGCCTGCTCTCTATGCAAAGTATAAGGGACTTCAGCTTTCTGGAACATATGGCGCGGATCCGTTTGACGGCATCGAGGTCATCGTTAGCGAATTTGCAGAGGCCCCGCTTATCGGCGACCTTAACGGCGTAATGGAGAATCTCCCGAAAGGCGATACGATCGAGTTCAAATATGACGACCGCACGCTCATGACATCCGACATGGTCAGGGTCCTCGGACGTCTCCCGGTCGCGACGATGCTCGTAGGCAGCGACTACTTCGCAAAGGTCAATGTAGTGGTGGGATAAATGAAGGTCGAGATCAAAAGGGACACGATCGTCCGCTTCGGCAAGGGCTCTGTGATCGAAGTCACGGATGAAGAAGGCAAGAGATTGATCTCCTTCGGAAACGCTGAAGAGGTCAAAGAGACGCCGAAGAAGAAAGAAACGAAGAAAAA